GATAACTTCAATGTTATTATACTCAGCCAATAACAACTCAGGAGAGTTTACCTCATTGGTATTCTTATAATAAGTGTCGTGATTACCAGCCAGCATGTAAACAGTAATACCTTTTTCTTCCAGCTTAGAGAAGAACATTTTCTTTGCTCTGTCCAAAGCATAAAAGTTGACGTATTTTCTTCTATCAAAAGTATCACCAAGAATAAGAACTGTGTCAATACCAGCTGACTCAATAGTAGGAAAGAAAGTATTGTCATAGAATTTTTCGAAGAAGTCAAGAAAAGCAATACTGTCATTCCTAGCACCAAAATGAATGTCGGTTATTATAGCAACTTTCAAATGAAACCTACCTTTCTGTCAGCTGGTTTGTTTGTTTGTGCATGGAAAACTTCAGCGATAGAGTACTTCTCAGTTTCTTTACCACGTGGTTTTGTTGGAAGAGGAACACCAAGTTTATCAGCAAGTGTTTGCGCATCTTTCAGCGTTAATGTTTCAAAGGTAACAATATCGAAACAGCGACCTGGACGTGTAAGCGCAGAATCAATATCGCGGATAGATGGTAGGTTAGTAGAGAAGATCATCTTCTTACCTTTAGTTGTAACAAGACCATCACCTACGTTAAGGAAACGATGCATCATTGTATTACCATCGCTACGTGGTTTTAGAAATGTATCACTATCCTCAAGAACCATTACATTGTCATCAGACTCAATGAAACGAGCAAAGAATCCATCTTTGTCTAAGATTCCTGCATCATAAGAAACAATGGCAGATGAGTTTGAATGTGCAAGTAAACCACGGATGAACGTAGTCTTACCAGTTCCAGGCGGTCCAATTAACAATAAGATGTTAGCTGACGATTCCATATAACGATCGTAATATGATTCAAGAGATTCACCTTTTAAAAAAGGATACATCTCAGCAACTGGAAGACGATCGCGATTTAGCGGAACATTGACCGATTGACCTTCACCACCATAAACCCATTCGATGTGACAACTAACAACATCAAATTTTGCAGTTACCAATGCAATAATTGCTTCAGCGAAATCCTCATCACCATACGCACGAACATCAGTTGTGTTACTGTTTACATCAAAACGAATGTAGTTGTCAGTATCAAGTTCAACGATTATACCATTTGATGAATTTGATTGGTGGTATAGGTCTTTACTGAATGTTTGTTCTGCCCAGTTCGCCCAGTTTTCTCTGTTACAAAGAACATTGGTTGAGCGATGAATAGTCTTTTTACCTGCAGCGATTCTGCGATTGAGAATCTCAGCGACAATGAAGTCTTCAAAATCAGATGCACCAAGAAAGATTTTATTTTCAGTTTGTGTAGTCATAATTTTATTCAATGCAAATACATTATCATATGCATCCCAAGTAGGACTTCTAAGTGTTTTCCCGTTTCTTGCTCTTGTTCTCGCTGCTCTTCGATTCCTCGATCGTGTTGATGCCTGTATCCCCAAACTCCGTATCCAATCCTGAACTGATCTCGACATTTGTATCCTCATCATCTATAAATGCATTCAATGTATTTTCCATTTTCTTCTTGGCAGCTTTTTCTTTCTTGCGACCAATGAAGTCATCGAATGTATTATTTTGTTGCATAAACTCAAGATAGGCATTATGGAACTCACCAGTCTCATCTTGTTCTTGTAACTCAAACATTTCAAAAGGCATGTTCTGAATCAACTTACCTTTAATGTATGATTGTTTCTTTTCTTTTGCAATCCTGCGTAGAAAAGCGTAGTAAATAATTTGTGTAAAATATGCAAAAGGATTTTTGGATTTAGCAGGATCAAAGTTATTAATATACTGAATGCAGTTTTCAATCCCATCAAGGATCATGTCGTCCCGATAAGAGTAGTTGATAAAATTTGGTTTATAAGAAAGATGAGTTGCAATCTTTAAAATGCATTCACCGATATAATTACTAACAATGGGTTTTGGTAAACCTTTCTCCTCAGCTTCTTTTATTTTTTCTTTCATCTCAATAATTGCTTTGAGAAAGTCAGCGTTGTTTACGTAGTGAGCCATAGCATTTCTAAATCCTTTTTATTTGTCATATCCATATTATACAACAGCAAATGAAAAAAAGCAAACTTATTTGAAGCTGCATTTTGCAGTCATTTAAATTTGCCTTGTGTAACATACACCTGTATAATAACCCTGTTGGGTTTGATATGAGTTAATGTTTAGTATCGTTTCTTTCTACGTAATAACTATTTACTTGTTCCTCTTCGTAAGAGTTATCTAACTCGTCTCCAAAGATTCCAGCAAGCTGAGCAATTCTCTTTGTTGCTTCTTCTGGAGATAATTTATCTGCTGTTTGTACTTCCCCTTCTTGATCGTGCATTAACACGATTCTTTTGTAGTGGGGAATCATAATCTCTTTCAGAGGTTTGATAAACACAACATCTTTTCTATCTATATTAAAAACATTGTCGTCTGTAAATTGGCAATACGGATGCGCAGTAATATGTTCTCTGCCTTCACTCAGAACAGGTATAGTTCTAATAATCATTGGATCTAAAATCTGAAGATGCGTTTCATCTTCGTTTTCCAACACACCCATAATCTGTTCACCAGTACTCAATTTCATTACAACATAATATTCGTTACCAGTTAACATAAGTCTACCTCTACAAGTTTAATTTTAAACTCTTCTTCAGCATACGTCTTATATCTTTCAGCTGCATGATTAAGCGTATGATTCTTCCAAGATTTCCAATGAAGATCATCGGCAAGATCAAACAAGTTACATTTTGTTTTGCCGTTTTTTAAACGCAACCCTCTACCAATAGATTGTAAATTTCTAATCTTTGATTTAGATGGCGAAGCAAATATTACATTTTCAATTGATGGTATATTAATACCAGTAGAGAAAGTTCCTCACTAATAGGACGCAATAATAATTGCGCCCTGTACCTCCTTAACCTTTGTTGGTTTCATTTTGTTTCCTTTTAAGTTTAAATTTCACCCATTTATCGCAAATATCATCTTCAGTAGTTATATCTTTAGCATATTTAAAATTACCATTTGTAAGTGGAACTTTTTCATCTAACCTCAATTTTATTATAATTTCATTAAAACTTAATTCTATTCCGTCAAACTCACCCTCAGTTATATGGCGGATCGCTTCTCTATCAGCAGTTTCAGTTCCACCATATACAAAAAATATCTTTCGATCTTCGTGTACTTTATTTTTAATAAGGTCGTAAAGAACTTTGCCATGCTTTTCAACGTATTGAAAAAGAACTAGCGTGTTACCTTTAGAATTTACTGCCAAGTTTCGGATAAACTTATTTCTTGGTTCGCAAGATACAAGCCAGTCCATTTCCTCTTGGTACGTTTTATTTTTTCGTTCTTTACGAATCTCTTCATTATACTTTAACACCACGCACATAATATTTAGGTCAGCGAGTTTCCCACTATCCATTAGTTTCTTTGTAGTAGTGACCTTATACACTTTACCAAAAACACCTTCAAGAACTAATTTATGTACCTTCTTATTATCTAGTGTTCCAGTAGTTCCTATTCTGTAATGAATAGTATCCATTTTTTCCATAACAGATGTAAGAGATTTTGCTTTAAAATTGTGAGCTTCGTCGCCGAACATTACGTCAAATTGTTTAAACCAAGATTTTGGTTGCAGATATATTGATTGCCAAGTTGTAATTAAAACATCTTTGGTAAACTCTTTAGTAAAACCACTGTATAATTTTTGACAATGTTCTTTAGTTTGCCATCCATTTACTGTTGAGTAATCTTCAAAATCTGTGTATAGTTGTTCAACCAAAGAAGTTGTTGGCACAATAATAATACACTTGCGACCTTCTTGTAGATGCCAGCGCATAATTGAGTAGATAATAAATGATTTACCTGATGCAGTTGGAGATAATAAAAGGATACGATGGTTAGCCAACGCATGACTAATAGCATCTATTTGATAATCACGAATTTCAATTTTTTCTGGCAGTTCTAATGTTTTTAAATATTGTTCAACATCGTGTGAAGTGATTAGTTCTGATTTTAAAACTTCATTTACATATTCAATTTGATAACCATTTTGTTCTGCGAAGTATTCAACATAATTTACTAAACCAAGATAAAGTGTTTTTCTAATTGCATCATATAACCTTACCTTGCCATCCCAAAGACGTGCTCTAAACTGAGGTGTAAAACGAGCACCTGGATATTCATAGGTAAAGAAGTCAACAATTTCTTGTTCGATGCTTGCGTCGCTAAACACACGAACATATACTTCATCTAGTTTTTCAATTTTAATTATCATTACATTCCAGCAAGAAACATTTTCCAGGTCACAGCTGTTTTCACCTGCCAGTCTCTTGCTTTAATTTGTCCAAGAACTGACTCAAGGAAATATATCATTGTTTCAAGGTAATCAATTTTTACCTTCATTGTGTTCAAATCAGTATCGCCTGATAGAAATTCATCCATCTCATTCTTTAATGGTTTAACACCTTGCCATTGTTCCCAACCAAGATCAGTTAGTTCTTGACGTGAGAGTTCCCCACGATATAATCTAAATTTGTTTTTACGTAGGATGTTATAATCAGAACTTAATTTTGTATGTTTAAGTTTGATATTGACAAGCATCTTTAGATACTTGGAGTGAAGTTTTGGTGTAGCAGTAGTGGTCTCGCCAAGATAGTTATCATCTATTTGACAGTCAATGTCCCACGCTTCTTGTAATTGCTCAATATTCATAATAACCTCAAAATAACATTAATATAATACTTAGGCGAATTCGTATAGAGTAAACCTAAAAGTAGCACTTCCGATTAAATAATTTACACCTTCATTTGTTGATGCGAATGTTAAAGATTCTAATGCAATCGGAAAGCAATCTGTAAACGTAATTGTTCTGATTACATTATTGTTCGCATCAAGAATCTGCATTGTAGCATCAGAACATGTTTTTGCCAATTCACCATAAGCAGTAGTATCACCAGCGAGAAGGGTAACATACTGTGAGTATGAATCAGGGAAACCCAAAGCAACAATCCAGTTGTAGATAACATTATAATTTAACATCTGCTCGTCGATTAAGAATTTTACTTGCAGAGTATCATAACTTAAATGGTCGCCTGGAAGTGGAGCAGTTGCAAATGGTGTCGAGAACGCAGGATCGCCAAGCGTAATCCCTGGAAGATTTGCTTCTTGACAAAAGAAAGTTACATCTGGAACTTTCGAGATTGCGAAATTAAACCCATTCGGTGAGAGTGGATTTAAGCCAGCTGGGAGTGAAGTTATTGTAGTCATATAGTTATTTATAATGGAAAAAAAAGGGAGCCGAAGCTCCCTTTTAAAACACCTATCTTGCGTAGGTTTCTAACTATTACAGTAAGTTAACAACTTTAACTTTACGGTAGTAGTAGTTCTTGTTAGCAGTAATAGCACCACCCATTGCAGAAGTACCAGTACCATCGTCAAGATCAACGAATGGGTTAGCAACTAGACCGTAACGAGTCTTGAAGCCAATCTTTGGTTGGAAGCTGTTAGGATCAACAGCACGAACCATTTGTAGAGGTACGTATGGGCAGTAGAACAAGCCAGCGTCAAAAGCAGAAGCGCCTTTGTAACCAACAACGAAGAACTGAGTAGCAGATACGTTTGAAGTATATGGGTCAACATAAACTTTGTATTTGCCATTTAGAACACCAGCGAAAGTAGTGCTAGTATCATCAACAGTCAATTGGTTCTTACCAGTTAGACCTGAATTGTAGTCTAGAACTCCAGCCATCGCTAATGCAGACGCTACGTCAGCAGAAGTGATGATAAAGTTACCACGACCACGACGAGTTTGCTCACCGATCGCATTGGCTTCACGTTCGATTTGGAACATTAGACCTTTGAATTTCTCAACAGACCAACGACCATTAGAGTCAACGTCTAAGTCGAAAGTACCTTGAGTAGCAGTACCAACAGCAGCACCTGGAACAGCAGAAGTGTAAACAGTGCGGATAACTTCACGGTTGATTTCAGCAAGAATTTCTGTAGAAAGAATATTGCTTAATTCGCCTTCAGCGTCAAGACCATGAACTGATTTTAAGTCTTGTGCAAGTTCAACTGAGTACTCAGCTTTTAGAGCACGAGTCTTAGCAGTAACTGCTGACTTCTCGATTGAGAAAGCCATTTGAGAGAAAGAACCATCACCAGAACCACCTTGACCAAGACGTTCTGCTGCAGAAGTAGCTAAACCACCACCAGTAGTGTCAGAGCCAGAGAATGCGAAAGGACCAGAGTCAGTACCAGTACCAGAGAATGCAGTGTTAGCAGCATTGAACAATGCTTCTGTACCACCTTGGCTAGTATAACGTGATTTCATCGCGAAGATCAAACCAGTTGGTTGAGTCATTGGTTGAACGCCAGCGATATCATAAGCGATCAATTGTGGCATTGCACGACGTACTAGGCTGATCAATACTGGATCAAACTTAGCCATACCGCCAGCATCTGGATATGAACCAACGCTGTTAGCTGGAGCAGATTCGAAAATCGCTTCAGATTGCTTTTGCATTTCGCGTTCTTGGTTTTCTAAAAGAACAGCAGTAACTTCTTTACGATACTGGTCTTTAATTGGGGCAGAACCTTCGTGTTCTAGGATTGGTGCCCATTTTTTTAGTAAATCTTTGCGATCCATTTTGGATTCCTTTTTGTTGTTAGTTGATTACTTGCTGTTTAAAGCTGATAGATATGCTGACATTTTTGGGTCAACAGTTTTCGCACCAGATTCAGTTAGAACTTCTACTGGGCTATCAGTTACAACAGACTTAACACCTGATGTAGTCTTAGTAAAATAAGATTCACGGATAGTCTTTGTTTTAGTTTCGAAAGATTCAGTATCTTCAAAAGCGATTTCGTTTACTAGGCTATTGAACTTTTCAGTTTCAGTAGCAGTTAAACCTTCGCTGATTGAAGTAATGATTTCGTTACGTTTTGCTTCATTAACAACTTTTGTTAACTCAACATTAGCAGCAACTTGCTCATTAATCTTTTCTTCTAGTTCACTAATTGTTTCTTCCATTTCGCCAAGTAGGTCATACTTTTCTTCAGGAACATCAATATAGTGCTCTTCGAATAAATCTTTCATTCCAGCTACAAAGCTCTCTAGAATATCATTCTTAACACCACGCTCAAGGGCAATTTCATTCTCTCTCATCCACTGCTCGGCAATATAGCCAAGATATCCATCAACTTGTTCAACAATACCCTCAATTTGTTCAGCAACTGTTTCAGCAACAGATGCTTCAAACTCTTCTTCAAGACGTGCAACTTCAGCGTTAACACGGCTCATAACTGCAGCTTCGAAAATTGTCGCAGCTTTAGCTTTAAAATCTTCTGATAGATCAGAGCCATTAAACATAGCATCTAAATCTTCTTTAATACCTTTAGGACGAACAGATACCATTGGACCATCACCCCTTTCTTCGTCGCCACGATAAATAGCATCGCCTTTGCGAACAACTGCTTTATCGCCGTCAACAGCGTGACGAGCAGCAGGGTTAGATTTACGCTTATCTTGTACATCATGTTCTTCTGTTTCACCCTCATCACCTTCTTCGCCAAGATTGTCTTCGTGGTCTAAGAAAGCACGTGAGTTGTCAGGATTTTGTTCTTCATGTCCTGGCTTAACAGCAGTACCTTTGCGAATGATATGCTCAGCAGGAGTGTTACCACTTCCAGAAGGTTTAACTTCTTTGCTCATTTCATCAGAAGTTGGACCTTTGTGGATTGGCTTCTGATCGCCTGGTTCTGCATTTCTAGTTGCTGGGTTAGCTTCATCTAATTGTTTCTTTCTAGATTCTGCTAAAATTTCAGCGATTTTTTGTTCGATTGACATCGTTATTCTCCTAACTGGATAGTTCTGTATTTATTTATAATTTAGAGAATTTTACATTTATCGAAATGCCATCTAGTCATTCCAGAAGCACCACCAATTTTACCACAATGTGGACATGTAAGGTTCTCTTGTAAACCTTTTGGTTTTCTTAGATTATATTTATGTTCTTCAGTAAATACTTTGTTTTTCTGCGCATCAGACATCTTCTTTTTAGTCTCTTCAGTTTTGGATTTACCCAATTTGGCCAAAGACATTTTTATTTTAGTACTTTCTAAATGAGATCCTCTAGAAACTCCAGAAGTCCATCCATCAATACCATTTTCAACTATCAAATTTGCCCATAAATGAGAATTAACAATGTCGTGCTGTTCAGAAAATAACACTGCAAACTCAGTAAGTTCATTTAAATCTTCAAATGGTTCTGAAACCCATAAAGTTTTAACATTATGTTTTCCATATTTTTTGATATGATTTAACCAATACTTACCAGAACCAATATATTTGTATGGATCAGCTTTACTAGTTTTACCGAAGTATTTTAAACCAGTAATGCTATGTTGTTTAACATACAAATATGTTGACATATTATCTAATCTTACTCAGGAAGTGTTGGAAAGCTCGAATCTTTGCTTCATCTAATTGCTTAGACGATGCTTTTTTAATAAACTTTTTAGTCTCTTCAATGTTTTGTTCCACAAACTTTCCATCAACAAATGTCCACTCTTTACCTTCCATAATACCACGCACATATGCGTCTGGGGCAGATGGATCGGCGACGATATCAGCAGCAGTAGCTAGATGAAAATCGTCTTGAACAATTTGAACACCTTCGTTATTTTGAACGAGTGAACCCATTGCTCTGCTAGAAACTCCAAGGTTTGCACCACCCTCTAAGAGACCACGAGCGATATTACCCATTGGTGTTTCTAAAATCTTGGCACGACCAATATAGTTTGTGCCTTCTTTACGTAATGATACGATCATATGTGATACGCGATCTAAGTTGATAGCTGGACCTTCTGGGTGACCAAGCTCGCCATATGCTCTGTTATTTAAAACAGCTTCTTTCATATAACGATTAACTTCGCGATCCATTGTACTTTCTTTGTACATACGACCATTACGATTTACTAATTCAGACTGAAGGAAAACACCTTCGATAAAGTATGTTTTACCCTTACCTAATTTTTCTTCAACGATAAGTTGAGTATCGTTAAACTCTTCTCTAATTAGTTTCATTTATTAACCTATTGGAGTTGCACCTGGAGCGCCAGGAGAGCCAGAAATATTAGCAGCACCAACAATAGTTGGGTCATCATAAGCACCGTAGTATGCAGTTTCAACAGTAGTTGACCAACCAGCAACTTTACGAAGAATTAAATAACCAGTAACTGGTTTTGCTACATCATTATTAACAACAATATCATATGTGTTGTTAGTTGTGTCAGCGAAACCATTAGAATTTAAATCTAAGAAAGGTGCGTTTTCTGGAGCACATGCAATAATGTTTTTACCATTACGAGTAATGCGCAATGTAGCACCATCTGCACCAGTAGAAATAAACTTAACAATATTAACAGTGGGTGTTCCACCAGAAACTAATGCCTGAGTAGCAGCACCTAAGTTAGCGATAGTAAGCGTTCCAGTTTCAGCAGCAGCCGTATCAAAATGTACGATTGTTTCTAAGTTTGTATTTTTAACAGTTGTAAATAAGACAGCCATTTTTATTCCTCTATTGTTCAAGTATATAAAAGAAATTCTCTTTTGATTCTCTCATATACTCAATGATATCTTTTTGATTATCCAATAACTTATTTAGGATATCTTGCGTTGACTCGTTAATAGCAACTGTTGTG